CGTACACCGACTGCCCTTCGATGCCGGAGGATGAACCGACGGGGCGCAGAGTGAACGTCGTGCTCGTGGTGTTCTGGTCTAAAAACGGCCCGTTCTTCCAGTCGAACAGCTCCAGCGTCCAGCTTGTGTGCCCAGTGCGGGAGAGAGTGCGGGGAGCGAAGGACGGGTGGGCGATGTAGAGGACGTCGGCTGACTGGGCAAACGAAAGGGACGAGAGGTGAGACTCCGCGTAGGGCGTGGCGATTTCGTAGGGAGACGCGCCTGAAACGACCTGCGCACCATCCATGAAGACCCGCATATAGTAATGGCCGAACTCAAGGATATACTTCTGCGTCACGGAGAACTCGAACCGGAGGAGAAGCGCCTTCCTGTCCGCGTACTTCGCCGACGCGATGTACTCCGTGCCGTGCCTCCGCTCAGCTCCTCCCTGCGGGAGAACGAGGAAGTTCTGAAGAGTCATGCAACCGTTTGCATATTTCGCGAGGTCTATCCTGCCCCGGAGCTTCGGGGTCTGTTCCCCTCCGGTGAAGTTCGTGAGCATCACGCTTGCGCTGGCCATGGTCAGTACCTCTCGATGATGAGCGTGTCGATGCCGGTGGGCTCGTTGGTGGAGATTCTGGATATCCTCGTCCGGGCCTCGTTGAGCTTCATGTGGTACTTCTGGAGCATTGAATTTTCCACAGCCTCCTTGCCGACGAGCGAGTAGGCCATTTCAGCGGCAAGGCGGAGCACAAGGCAGTCCACCAGCAGGGGCTCGTAGAAGTCAGGGTCCCTGTTGTCATATATGTACCTGAGGCTCACTTCGTTGAAGTTGCACAGAAGCGAGCGTCCCTCGATTTCAAATTCAGCAAGCCCGTGGGGTTCGACGCCGTACACGTCGATGAGGGCTATATAGTCGTCAGGGAGCGGGAACGTCCCGTTCCAGCCGAAAGGAATGCACTCGCAGGAACACCGGAGCGTCCTGCGCCTGACGCACGAAGGCCATGGATACGCCGAAAAGACCGTCTTCCTCACCTGATTCCACATATCCTTGCACGCCTCGGCCTGTTTCGTGTTGTCTGTGAGAGCCGTGATGGTATCGGCTCCGAGCTTGCGAAGCGCCATGTTGCAGATGTCGATATCCGTCATGGCTCTACCTCCTGAATAAAGTATGGGGGAGCAGGGGCCGCAACTCCCCTGCTCCCATCACCCCCTTGTGGAGAGTGCTAGTCCAGCACGTACCGGACGACAAATACCATGGATTTGTTTGCGGTGAGCGTTGCGCCGCCAGTGGTCGCCTTGACGAGCGTGACGGCGGCGGTGGGAACGGCCTTTATCGCCTGAAGGTTCCCCCGGAGAACGGTGGCGTTGGTGGCGATGCTGGTTGCGGCGACAACGTCGACGGCGCCGACGGAAACGGCGAGTGTCGAAGACCCGGCGTTCCCCTCGCAGTGAGCTTCCACCCCCGTGACGATGGCTCCTACGGGAATCTGGCAGATGTTGATGGTGCTTCCTGACTCTACCGCTCCGGGAATAATGGGAACGATCTTGACTCTCTCGCGTCCCCCGGCATCGAGGTTGCCGCTCCGCTTGGGAGAGGCGAGCTCAGCGGTGTACAGCGCAGAGCTTACTGTGGTTGCAGCCATGTTTTATACCTCCCCTACTCGGAGCACAGGATCGTGACGCACATTTTCTCGTCCATGCGGACAGCGCCGAGGCCCATGCTGACATAGACCTGCGTGCTGTATCCCTTGGTCGGAAGCTGGTCGACGCGGGCTTCCACATCCCTGCCGACACCGAGCAGGAGGCCGTTCTTGTGCCAGCACATAACCTTGCGGTAGTTGCTGGAATCGACCCCCATGCGCTCGCTGGGGATGAACTTGAACCCCATGAAGGTGTCCACGGAACCGTTGACCAGGGCCTTGACGTTGTTGTAGTCGGCGCTGGTGACTTCGGTGGTCCCAAGGAGGTTGTCGAGCTGCTTCGCGCTGATGGCGATGTACCTCTCTTCCTTGGGCACCTCGTTAGCGTTGAGGATTTTGGCAGCGGCACGGAGCTTCGCCACGTTCAGTCCGCACGGCGTGGAGCCGTTGACGGTGTCTCCCACGGTGACAGCGACCACGTTGTTGCTGTCGAAGATGGTGCTGGTCCCCCCGGCCTTCCCGGTGTACGCCGTACCGTCGAACGCTGTGATTATTACGTCGTCCATCGCCCTGAACATGGCGGCGGCGGCGTTCTGCACGTATGCGCTGGTGGGGTCGGAGAGCATCTGAACCTTGTCTTCCTTGTCGATGAGGTCGGCCCACTCGTAGAACGCCAGCGAACAGCGTCTCCGGGTGTGGGGCGTATCGACATACTGTGTGTCGCCGTGTCTCGTGGTGCGAAGAAGAGCCGTGGTCGCGCCGATCTGATCGAAGTAGTCGTATTCGGCGTTCATGGTCTCTACGCGGACGGCACCGCGGAAGCGGGTGTCCATCTGCTGGAGCGCGAGGGTGATGTTTGCGTGGTACTGATTAACAAATGCTGTGGTGATCTGTACGCTCATGTTATCCTCCCTGCGAAATTTTTATTTTGCCTTCGCCGGGTCTCCCCCCTTGCGGGGAACCTGCTCTTTCTGCGCATGTCCGGACCCTTGCGGGTTGACCGGGGCTTCGGACTGTCCCTTCTTAAGCCAGTTGTAGTACCGCTCCGCCACACATCCCGGTTCGAGTATGGTTTGAGGCGAGCCGTGCTCCACAGCAAGCTTGAGCGCGAACATCCGAAGCTTCGTGTCGTCGGTGATCACTTGGACTCTCCCGGGTACGCCGCCTCGAAGAGCTTCCGTACCATCGCCACCGCCTCTTCATGTCCAGCGGCAAAGCGATTGTGGTACGCATGGTTCTTGTCGGCGAGTATGGCCGTGATCTTGTCCTGCGCCTCCTGGGGCGCCACACCGAGCCCAAGGGTGCCCTTGAGCTTGTCCTCGCCAAGACTTTCTCCCATCTTGGCGAAAAACTTGAACAGAACAGGGTCGTTGCCGATAGGCACTCCCTGCATATTTAATGTAGTGTTAAGGTACGCCACGAGGTCGTCGCCGCCGAAATACTTCACCGCCGCCGTAGCCCTCGCCGCGGTGTCGGTGAACTTGTCTCCGAACTCCTTCTGCAATTCCTCGATGATCTGAGCCGTCTGGACCTCAGGATTCGGCATCCGCTCGGAGACCATCTGGTTGTACCACCCGAACAGCTCCCCGGCCTGTTTTTTGCTCAGGCCAAGCTTGTGGGCCTTGTCCCTGAACGCCTTCTCCGCCGCCTCGTCGTATCCCTGAACGTCGGGGCGCGTGAGGTCGTACTTGTCCGGAGACTCGGGGCGCCCCAGCCTGTTGTACAGGTCGTTCCACACAGGGTCGTTCTCGTCCTTCGGCATGGGGATTTTGTCCCTGCCGATGAGCTTCTGCGCGTTGACGTAGCTCTTCGCCAGCCCCTCGATGTCCTTGATCGGCGCAAGGCTCGTGTCGTTCCGGATGTCCTCCGGAAGATTGGCCTTCCAGTCCTGTGCCGGGGGCGTGGCTCCTCCTCCGACTCCCTGCGTGCTGAGCAGATCGGTTTCACTCATCAATAGTCTCCTCCTGATGCGGCATGGCCGCGGTCTCGTCCGTCATGGACCGGATGTAGTGTATCACGCTGTGCTGTCCGCACTTGAACGACGTCTCGTGGGGGTCCCCGGCAACGAAGCAGTGCGTGTTGATCCGCACGCTCGCCGACAGGATGGACAGCACCTTCTCCCCTTCCGGCGTGCCGAACACGGCACGGAAGAGAGCTTTTCGCTTCTCGGCCTCGTCCTTCTTCTTCGCCATTCTATTAGCTCCCGCCGCCGAGCAGGGCACCGATGGACGGCAGAAGCCCGGACGACGGGTCTGCCTGCGACGCGTCCTTGCCCGCCTTCGCCAACTGTTCAGCCATGGCCGCCGCCTGCATCTCAGCCTGCTGCTGCTGTCTGGCCGCCCGTATCTGCGCCACAACCTCCTGGTTGAGGATGACCTCGGGGTCCACACCACACAGGACGAATACCTGCCGCATCACGCCGTCGAGGTCTACCACGTCAATTACGTCGGGCTTGACCTGCATCAGCGGCGCGGCCACCATGAGACCCTGGTTGATGGCCGACAGCTCGTTGAGACGCTGTGCCCTCGCCAGAGGAGACTCGTATGTAAACGGCTCACCGCGGAGCTGCGGCGGCGGAGGCGGGATGTCCCCGGCACGCGACACGATGCCGTAGGCCCTGCGCACCAGCGGGACCAGAAATTCGCGCTCCAGACGGTCATACGTCGGTCCGAGGATGCGCATGTTCTCTTCCGTCCTCTGCATGACCTCCGTGGCCGTCATCCGGTCGTTGTCGATCAGGCTCAACTGCTGGTAGTAGAACGACTCGTTCACTGCCTTCCGTATCTGGTTCTGTATCTCAAGGCTCACGGGGAGCTGCGTGACGGGGTACAGGGGCGTGAGCGGGTTCGAGCCCGTCACCCGGACGTTGATGGCCCCGGCGGACGTGCGGATCGGGTTGAGGTACGTGTTCTCCTCCATGTCCAGCGGAGGGTCGGTGATCTGCCGGGCCGCCCGAAGGTTCGCCCTCCCCATGGAATGCAGGTTCTTGATGGCCGCCATGGCCTCGATCGCCGGGGTTCTGCCGTATTTCTCCCCCGTGTACTTCATCCAGCGGGGCACAAGGAACGGGAACTCCCAGAACCCCCACTCCTTCACGATATTTTTCGTCCCAAGCTCCAACCACACCGACGAATAGGGGAATTTCTCCTCTCCGGTGGTCATTTTCATGTCGTTTCGCGGGAAAACGGCGTGCAAAAACTCGAATTCCTTCTCCGGAGCCTTGTCAAGACACTTCTTTATGTCCTCAGAGAGCGCTTCGGCGCCGAATTTCTGCTCCGCGTTGCGCGCCGAGAGCTTGAACTTGCGGAACAGCGTGTCCACATCTCCACGCTCGTCCTCGTCGATGAAACATTCCCAGATGGACACCGTGTCAAACCAGAACTCCTCGTCGAAATACATCACCGGAGTGCCGATGGTGCCGTAGTCAAGGTACATCTCATGCGCCCGTATGTGGAAATTCGACAGGTTGAACCGCTCGTGGATGATTTCCGCCACACCGGACGTCCACTCAATGACGTCCATGTCGTCGTCATGCCCCACCTTGCGCATCCCACGAAGCCACCTCGAATTGCGGGGCGTGAGCATGGCGTTCAGCGCCGACGCCAGCCGATGCCCTGCCCTCGTCGGCGTGCTGTCATAGATGTTCTCCGTCCGGCGGACCCCCGTGCTCTTGAACTCGCGTCCCTGCGGCAGGACGTACATGCCGACCTCGTCCCACAGACGCTCGAACGGCGCACGCGCGCTCTCCAGCGCCTTCAGCCGTATGAGGATTCTCTCCGCGTTCGCACCCACACTACTCACCCAGCAGGCGCTTCTTCGACGTGGGGGACTCCGACGAACCTCCCCCGAACCCAAGCGCACCAGTCAGGATCGTGCTCTGGTACCCCTTCCGCCTCTTCTGCTTCTGCGTCTCGATGATCTGCGCCGTAGCCGTGTCAGCCGCCGTGGGCGCCGCCGGAAGCGGCTTGGGCGCAGGAGCCGGCGCTACGCTCGGTGTTCCGAAGCTCATGTGTACCCCTCCCTTTCCTACTCGTTTATCGCTACCTGCGCCACAGCTTGGGCGCTCCGCACGCCTATAGCCTGACCGCCCAGCGGCGAAGCCGGGGCAAGGCCGTAAATATCTCCGTCGTCGATGGCCGTCCTCGGGTACGCAAACGACGACGACGGAGGACGCAGGTTCATCCGCGTGATGTTCGCCAGGTTGTCAAGCATGTCGTCGTGACCCCGGCAGTACGGGAACGTCAAATACTGCTCCCTGAACACCTCCACCAAATCCTTCTCCCCGTCGCACGTGGCACGCACACACTCATACGGCAGGTACACCCTCCCCTGCTCGAACCACGGCACAAGCTGGGCTATCCTGTCCTCCTTCTTCACGATCCCAGTCAGCTCCGTGATGGGGAACCGGAAATTCTCGCGCCCCTGCATCTCACGGATGTACTCCACGTCAGCCTGCATCCCGAACCTCTCATACCCAACATCCAGCGGCCTGTACTGCCTCACCAGCGAGAAGAGCTTCTGCGTCCTCTCGCTGAGGTTCATCCTGTCCATGACCATGTCAACCACGTACACGTTGCCGTCGGCCCCGGCACCCAACACATACATGCTCGTATAGTCCGAGTTCTTCTTCTTGCTCGTCGCAGGGTCCACCACAATGTACAGGTTGAGGTTCCGAAGGTTGTCGGCACCCCAGTACCTCAGCCATTCCTCCTTGAAACTCTGGCTCGATCCCGCCACGGGATTCAGCAGCATCTGCGCCGAGTACGTGAACGGACCCATCGACCGCCGCTTCTCGTCCAGCAGCTCCCTCGTCATGTACACCGGCACTCCGGCCTCGTCCTCCGCAGGATGAAGGCGCGGGATGGCCGCCTGCCGGTCCATGATCACCCTGTATGTGTCCGCGTAGTCGTACCGCGTACCGATGTACCTTCTCCGCCCGTCCATCGTCCCGAGCGCCAGCGACAGCTCCCACATCTCCGTGACCTTCCGGATCATCTCCGTCGTGCTGGTGCTCGACTTCGTGATCACGTCGTCATACACCATGAGCTGGTAGTGCTTCGACGTGGGCTGACCGTCCACAAGACCCCACGCCTCAACCGTCGCCTCCTTCGGGTTCCCGTCACGGCGCACGATGATGCCAGAGTCCTCGCTCCACTTCGGCGCATCCGCCCACGGCTTCTCCCACAAAATGTCCGGGAACAGGGCCCGGAGCATCTGATTCTCCTCAAACTCCCTCTTTATCTGCGCCAGAAATCCCTTCGCTATGGGCCTGGAAAATGAGAATATGCCCACCGTCACGTTCGGATTCCTCAGTATCTCCTGAATCGTCCCCGCAAACGTTATGATCGTGCTCTTCAAATGCTCCCGCGCCCACAGGTCCAGATAACCGTCCGGGTTCTCCTGGAATTCCCTGCACCGCGCCCAGCACCAGTCTCCGTCAGCAGTCGGCGGATGACTCAGCACATACGTCAGCAGATACCACAGGTCCGTCACACACAGCTCCCTCTGGAGCGCGTACACGGACTCCTTCCCCTCAAGCTCCGCCGCACGAAGCGCCCTCGCCAGCTTCTCTTTCGTCTCCTCGCGGCTCCCCGAGTGAATGCTCAGGCTCCGGGAGTTCCACACCACCGCCGGCGCCACAACACCACCGACCTGATCGGCTCCCGACACCGTCCTCTGCGGCTTCCGGCGAACCACTACCCGTCACCGCCCAGCATCTCGGACAGGATGGCGTCCTCGTCCGCATCATCTCCGTCGGCGTCCGGGCCCGCATCACCCTCCGACGTGCCGCGCGGACCCTCGTACACCGGAAGCAGAACAGTCGAATCACCGCTCCTCACCATGTCCAGGATTTTCTTCGCCCGGTCCTGCGCCTCGTCCTTCTTCGTCTCTCTTCTCTCCGTAACCTCGCCCCTCAGCAGCAGGCTTGTCTTCACCACACTCACCAGGTCCTTCACAGTGTCTATCTTCAAATCACCAGACGATATGCGGGCCATGGCGTCTTCCAGCG